GGTGGGGGTGATGAATTTACGCGGGTCGGTGATCACCTTTCCATGGGGGTGATCTTTGGAGATAAACTGCAGGCGGTTATCTCTTCCAAAGTTGAACCACTCCTGGGGCTTGCCCACCAGCTCGGTAATAATCCATCGCCCATCCACCGGCTGCCAAATGGTTTCGAAGGGCTGAAAGCCAAACAGCCGGGTATCGATGCATTGGGTCATGATGGCGTAGGGGTTCCATTGTTTCACCAGCTCCTCAATAAATTCGACCTGCTCTGCGGGGGCCTCGTTGGGGTTGATCTCCCATTCCAGCTCCTGCAGCCCGGAGTCGATCAGCTCGATGGCGGCAAACACCTCCCAGTCTGCCGAGAGCTCGCGGTACACCTGGATACGGTTGCCGGTTTTGCGCAGAATGGGATCGGGGTTGGGCAGCGAATGGATCATCGAGATGTAAAAGGTGGCATCCCGGGTGGCCACTTCGTTCTTCAGTTCGTTGCTCACCGCTGAATTGTATTTATTGATGGGGTATTTCATGGCATGTAAATTTCGTTTCTAAGGGCCGATCTTTTTTAATCGACTCTGCATTCGTTGAAAAATTGTTAAACGATTCTGATAAAATTTAAACGCGGTTTAAAAGCTCTTAGAATCCATCAAGACCCCCGTAGTCAAACCCGCGCATCAACCGCTCGGCATTTCGCGTTCCCGAGCTGGCCACTTCGACCGGGCCTGCGTAGGATTTTGCGGCATGATTCGACAGTGCACATCCCCAGAAGCGGTCCGCATGGCCGGTGACCGATGCATCCACATCAAACCGGATATTTTTTGATGAGGTTGTCACTTTCTTAACCGAGTGCAGATCTTCGCGGATCTCCTCCCCGGCAGGAATAATGATCGATTTTTCTTCGACGACTCTGCGTAACCCAAAGGCAATATCTTCTTTTACGGCTGCTGTAAAGGAAACAGCTTCCACTTTGTATTTCCCAAAATCTTCCTGGGCTTCTTCGGCAAACTGCATCCCCAGCCCAGTGGCATCGATACAGCCACGCCGTAGTTTGGGGTGCACCAGGTATTTGTAGAGCTTCTCTTTTTGCGTGCGAAACGAGGTTTTCTCCATCACATCTACAGCCCGGGTAAATTTCATGGGGCCGATTTTTTCGACAATCCAGATCACAGAAAGATCTTTTTTCCGGCCGATGTCCATACCCAGGTAAAGATCGCCGCTAACGGTTTCCGGTATGCCGTTATTCCAGAGCACGTTTGAACTGGAGATCGCCGCCAGCATTTCATAACTAAGAAACGCGTTCGCCTCATCTATCGGCACGCACATATATTCCTGCAGCCACTGATCCTCATCCAAACACTCTGCTTTGAGATCATCCAGCCAGGCCTGCTGTTCTTCAGCCGTGGTTCTGCGTTTCATAATCCGGTCTACGATTCCATCATCCACCGCATCTACAATGGTCACTGTATGAACCGACCCCTTGGTCTTACCGGCACGAATTTTATCAATCAGTCGTGAGAATACACTATTACCCAAATGAGTAGAAAGCACCCGGATCGGATCTCCCCACATGGCCGAGGCCTGCATGGCTTTCCACATAGCGGCCCCGTCGTTATGGTGGGCAGGCTCATCCCAAACCACACGGCCACCTTTACTCCGGAACCGTTTCGGGTTGGAACTCATGGCCGTGATCTTGGCGCCGTTTGGCAGGCGAACCTGGTAGGCGGTGATGTCATCTTCCAGGCCCAGCGGGTCTTCGCTCATGTTTTCTGCCACCACCTCCAGCAGCTCGCACCAGTGTTCGATGTAGTCAATAAACTCTTTGGCTGCAGAATCGTCGGCAGAGGAGAACCAGGTATCGCGACCGGTTTTTATGCTCCATTTTAATGAATCCCAGCTTTCGGTATAGGTGGCACCGATTCGGCGGGATTTCTCCCATATTTTTAACCGGGAGTCATCATTGATCCACTCCCGCTGGTAATCCATAAAATAGGGTTCGCTGGGCATCTATCCCTCTAATTTTTTGGTGAGGATCTCCATCATGTCAGACAGTGACATCTTTTCTTCCTTCTCAGCGGCGGGATCTTTATCGAGGCCGGACACGATTTCCAGGAAGTTCTTTTGGCCGATACGTCCCACGGCAGCCATGGCGGCGTAGATATTCTGTGGGTCGGGATCGTCGATCGCATTCCGAAGAGCGATTTTTGCAAGCTGCACCACCATCCCGCGCACATCGGTTTGGTTGCGTTCATGCTTTTCCCGCTTCAGATCCCACTGCCCCTGGTCTTTCCAGTTCCACAGGGTGCGGGCCGAGACTTTGCCTTTAAAGTACTCTTCGAGCTGGGAGAGGGAATACCCATCGTAGATATAGAGCCTGGAGGCTTCATCGTTATAGAGCGCTTTTTTACTCATCGCCAATCTGGTTATTGATTTTTAGAATGCGCTCGCGGATTTTTTGCGCTTCTTTGATGATCACTTTCAGGCTGATGACCGACTGTTCGGCGTGGTCTATCTCGATTTCATCAAAATCCAGCAGGGGATCAATTTTATTGCGGATATTGATGATATGATTGTCGGCGCGAATCTCCAGGGTTTTCAGTTCCCGTTGCAGATCCATCCGCATGCCTCGTAATTTCCTGTACTCTGAGCTCATTATGATTTACTCCGTTCTGATATTTGGGCGGGGCAGCGTACCGGCTGGTCCAGCTTCTCCTCCATCCGGGTTAGTATTCGGGTAAGAAGATCGCGCTGGGCGGCTTCTTCTTCGTGAAAGTTGGTATTGACTTCCAAAATTTTTTCGCTTAGCCGAACGTGCTGATCGAAGGCCTCTTTTAACTGTTTGTCTTTCGCAGCGGTAATTTCCTGAAGCGCCTGAAACGCCTGGCTGCTGCTCTTATTAAATTGGGTGAGCATGTTCTTGACGACCCAGATAAGCACCCCTAACAGCGCGGCGCTTAACCCGGAGTCTACAATCCACTGAACGGTTTCTGGAATTTCCTGCATTGATTAAATTGGTTTGGGTTTCGTATGTTGCATTTGAATATACCTGCCTCCACCCGGGAAGATTTACTAACTCAGTTAGTATAACACCTCCCCCCTCCCGCGTTAGATTCCCCCATGTTGAACACAAAAAACCTATCGAAACGACATGGATGAAAAATTTTATGAGATTTTTCGGGCCGGGAATTACCCGCAGCGTTCTGTAACCGAGCAGGATATTAAAGCGATTGCGGAGAATTACGATCCGGAATTTTGCGAAGCACCCATTTCCATTTTCCACTGGGGAGACGGTTTTGCCTACGGGTGGATTAAAGAACTAAGAGCTGAAGGCGGACGGTTAATGGCCAGCTTTCGCGATGTAACCGAAGACCTGAAGGAGCTGGTTGCCCAGAAAAAACTGAAACGCCACAGCATTGAGCTGTTCGAAGACCTGGATGAGCGAGGCTTGTATTTAAAGGCCCTGGCCATGCTGGGATCTGATACCCCGGCCGTGAAGGGAATGCAGCCTATTGAGTTTAAGGAGTCCGAAGCGGTTGAGTATAAATTTGAGGAGATGCCCACCTTTGCTGATGATTTTGCTGTGGATCATTTCCGCCAGCTTGCCGCCAATGCCGAGGCCGAAAAGACCCGTCTGCAAACCGAATTGGACCAGGAGAAAACCCGCTCGCAAACCTTCGCCACCGAAAAGGAGCAGCTGGAGTTTACCCAGCGCAAAGAGAAGTTCGAATCCTTCCTGGACGAAAAAACCGATGCCGGAATCCTGGAGCCCAAGATTCGCGATAAAGCCCTTTCCCTTTTTGAGCATCTGGATACGCTGTCACAGAAGCCCGCCGAGGACGAAACCACACCGGTGGACTTGTTTAAAGAGATTATCAATTGTCTCCCGAAACAGATCACCTTCGGAGAAGAGTTTACCGATGGCGAAGAACCCCAGGGCACCAATACGCATCAGCTGGCGGATGAGATTAAAGCCTACCGGCAGGCTCAAAAGCAAAAAGGGATTGAACTGTCGTTCACTCAAGCCCTCAATCATGTTAAAAACCAAAAATCAACGAACAAATGAACTCACCAGGAAAAACTATCACCTTTGACGCCGGCGGAGCAATACCTAAGCACCGGATCGTAAAAATTGGTACCGCCGACATGGCTGCCCTTGCCGCAGCCGCGGCAACGGATCTTATTATCGGCGTTTCCACCGATGTAGACGCAGACTCCGGAGACCGTGTGGATGTTGTGACATCCGGCGTGGCTACCGTAGAGTACGGTGGCAATGTAACCAGGGGAACCCTGGTAACGGCCGATGCTGACGGGAAAGCCGTGGCGGCTGCACCCAGTGCCGGAGCCAATAACCGGGTTGTTGGCATTGCCCTGCTCTCCGGTGTGGATGGCGATTATGGCAGTGTGCTGATCGTTCCCCATCAAATCCAGGGTGCATAAACGGAACTCATAACCACTAAATGAATAGATAATGTCTGATAAAATTAATATCCCCGTCCCCAAATCCGACCCGGAACTGGTCGCTATTTCGCTTGCTTATTCCAATACCAAGCTGATTGCCGACAGGATTTTCCCCAGGCGCCCGGTTGGCAAGGAGGAGTTTAAGTACTATAGCTATCCCAAGGGGCAGTTTTTAACCCTGCCGCGCACTAAGGCCGGCCGAAAAGGCGAGCTGAATAAGGTGAACTTTGAGGCTGAAAAAGTAACCGGATCGGTAGAGCATTTTGGGCTGATTGCCGATGTACCGGCCGCTGACGTGAATAATGCAGCCGAGGGGTTAAGCCCGGTGAATATTGCAACCGAGGGCCTTCGTGATCTGGTGCTGCTGGATCGTGAAGTGCGTGCGGCGAACCTGGCTTTTGACGCCGCCCAATATGCCTCCTCCAACAAAGTACAGCTTTCCGGCACCGACCAGTGGAGTGACTACGCCAATTCTGAGCCCGTGGCGGATATCGAAGCGGGGCTGAATGTACCCATGCACCGCCCGAATAAGCTGCTGATTGGCCAGGCTGCCTGGAGTGTGCTCCGCCAGCATCCCAGTATCATCAAGTCTGTGAATAAAAACTCCGGTGATGAAGGCCTTGCCAGCAAGGAAGGCGTTGCCGAGCTTTTTGAGCTGGACGAAGTGATTGTAGGACAGGGTTGGGTCAATATTGCCAAGCCCGGCCAGCCCGTACAGCGCGTTCGTGTATGGGGCAAGCACTGCCTGCTTTTTGCCGATAACCCAACGGCAATGCCGACCCTGGGGATGGGCATGACGTTTGGATGGACGGCCCAAATGGGCGATCCCACGGCCACAACCAACCAGGTAAACCCCGGTAAAATGGGACTGGACGGAGGCGTTGAAGTGATTAACGGCGAGAAAGTGATTGAACTGATCACCGCAAACGACCTCGGGTATTTCATCGAGGACTGTGTAGCCTAACCGAATTCCCATAGAGCGAGCGAACAGCATCCCCCGGCCCCTGAATCACATTTTGGGCCGGGGGATATTTAAAACCAACCATTTACATCATTGAACCCATGTCTGAGAAAAAGAAAGAATACCAAGTAATCTCTCCCATTAAACGCGGCGGGAAGCGCCACGAGATTGGCGATACCCTGCTGCTCACCAAGGAGGAAGCCGACGGGCTGCATGTAACCCTTGCCGGTGAATCTTCCGGGAAAGCGGAAACCGAGTCCGGCCCGACGCCCTCTCCATCAATGGGGCTGAACGCCACGGCGGCGATCAAAACCATTGAAGGCAATGAGCTGAAAGATATCAAAGGCTTTGTGGTTGCGGCGCCCCAGGGCACGGAAGATCGCAAAACCGTACTGGACGCCTGGCAGGCCAAACAGGCTGGCGGCAAACCCACCGACTCCGGAAAAGAGGCTGAATAGACATCACTCATCGGGCCCGGCCGGAAGCTTTCCACAGAGCAGGCTCCGGCCGGGTATCCTTACCCCTACACCAACCAAACCAACCAAACCCATGAACCTTCTCACAAAAATTGCAGTGCTCTTTACCATGTTGGTGATCTCGCTGCTGCTCAATGTAAACGCAAACGCCATGCCTTATTCAACCGACGCTGAACTCTACGATCGCATCGACCAGGAGACGGTGATTCAGTTAACCGACGATGATAACTCCGGGGCCATAGATCAAACCGTGCTTGACAATAAACGGGCCGATGCGTCTGAGCTTATTGATACGCACCTCCGGGGCCGGTACACCGTGCCGGTGGATCCCTCTCCCAAGATTCTTGCCAATATCGAGGCGGATCTCTTAGTGCATGGCCTGTATACGCGCAGGCCCAACTACGAAATCCCCGAATCGGTAACCCAAAGCAAGAAAGACGCCCTCCGGCTGCTGATGGATATCAATACCGGCAAACTGTTGCTGGAAGATCAACCTGATATTGCCGAGAGCGCACTGGTTACCAATAAGAAACCCACCGACCGGCTGTTTGGTGATGACACCTTAGCCCGGTTTTAAGAAACCACGTACCCTCCAAAAACCTCTCCGGCCCCGTAGCTCCGGGGAGGTTTTTTAACCTGTTTGAATCCTAAAAAGGCTGACGGATGAATGATGACATGAACACGATTGAGCGGCGAAGTATTAGCGGGCATATCGAGCGCCTGAATGCCCATGAGGTGGTTTTGAATGCCTCCCGTAAATGGGCGACGGTAGAGTGGGATGGAAAACACTATGTGTTCCCCGCGAATGTTTTTAGCGTGGCCAAGCTCAAAGCCAGAATTGCCGTCTACCGAGTTAAACAGCGCATTCGAAATCAACTGCTGGAACGGCTGCTCACCCGGATCATCCAGAAACTTGATACCCACGGGGAGAAATGGCTTCGCCGTGCAGTGAAGGGCGATACCTTCCTGGGCAAAGTGATCTTTGGGCTGCTGGACGTGTCTGCCATACCCAATTTTCATGAGATCCTGAAGGCGGTCAACAAACAATACCCCGATGCAACCCCCGCTGAGAAAGCCAAACTGGTTGTACAAAAAGTAGACTGGACCCGAACCCTTGTAGGGGTTGTTTTTGCCATTGCCCTGGCGATGGGCTGGGCCGACCCGGAAACCATTAAAGCGCTTCTGTAATGCCGAATATTTCAATCAATGACATGGCCGATCGCTATAAGTCAGCGCTGGAAACTGCCTTCCCGGATTACGAGGTGGATGATTACCCCGATGATGCCCGCAACTATCAGCTTGCCCACCCCAGGGGAGCCGTGCTGATTGTTTTCCAGGACCGGAAGTTCGAACCTGCACAGTCTACCGTGGGAGTGGGCCAGGGAAATGAGCCGGTCTTTAACATTGTGTATGTATCCCGCTCGCTGAGAAATGCCAACCGCGACTCCAATATTTACGACATGCTGGACACCGGCCGCGCTGCACTGAAAGGGCTGGAATTTGAACGCGGATATGCGGAAATCGACCGGGAATTTTTTATTGAGCTGGGGCCCGGGGGCATCTGGAAGTTCGGGCAAAACTGGAAACACTACGATTATTTTGACTGATATGGCACTCAACGAATATACAGCGGGCGATAAAGTAAAGCTGATTGACCCTTCAAAACCCATAACCCCGGTGCGAATCGGCGACACGGCCATTCCCGGGTTCTTTGCAGCCGTATATAATGGCAAAGAAGGTGCGATCAAATACGGGCAGGTGTACCAGGTATCCGGCAAAAAGAAGCTGGACATCGTGGACAATGATCATAAGCCGCTGCCAACTATTGCGAAAGAATTTATCAATAACCCGGTTTTTAATACGCTGTTTAAGCGTGTTCAAAGCCCCAATAAAACCGATAAAAACGAGGATTAAATCATGAAGAAATTTGCAGGCCTTGAAAAAGTATCCTACAGCGATACGATCAGTGGCGCCGAAACGGACATCATCGGGAAGGTATCCGTGGACTCTACCATAGAGCCGGATAATACCAAAACGGAAACCCCGCACGGAAGCGCCTACGGTGGCTCGATGGTCACCGCTGAGATCTACTTCCTGGATGATGCCGATTATGATACCATTGAAGGGTTCATGACGGCAGACACGGAAAAGTTCTGGCACTTCCATTTTAAAGACGGCACGGAGTACCGAACTACGGTGGCCATCAACCCGTTTGCACGGCGATCACCGGGTGTGAATGCCCGTGACGGCCTTGTATCCTGGATTATGGACTTTGAGCACTACGGCGCTATCCCACTCATCGAAGTAGCATAAGGAGGACCCCATGGGTAAGATTTTTGCAGGCTGGAAAAAAGCGGCGGTTTGGGACCCTTCTACCGGAGATGTGGTTCAGCTGAACCTGCTTTCAACCGAACACTCAGATATGCCGGAAGAAAACATCAAGGTGGAAACCCCTACCGGCAATGCCTTTGGCGGCAGGCAGGTTCCCATTATTGTCGGGTTCTTAACCGATGCCGGGCTGGGACAACTTGAAGCCTGGCAGGAAGCACGCACACCAGTTAACCTGGGCATCTATGCCCGGTTTGGCCGGCAAGTCGTTGCCCGGGAGTCCGAGCAGATCCATATGGTTCGAGGGGTGGATGTGAACGCCCGTAACGGGTTGAACATCCACCGCCTGGAGTACGAGGCCATCGGTGAAGCCCCGGACATCATCTATAAGCAGAATGTGGCTGAAGGCATCCAGTTTACGGCAAACGCCGGTGAGATTATTATCCCCATCACCGGCATTACCTGGACGGTTGCCGCTGACTATACCACCAGCTCGGGAAGCCTTGTGGTTACCGCCTATGATTTTGCAGGCAGCCAGGTCGCTGTCTCTACCCAGGCACTGTCTGCAGGACGAGTATCCACACAAATCACCACCCCCGCCAATACCTGGAAGATTGAAATCGACCTGGTAGACGGTGGAAGCAGCAGCCCATCCAACGTATCGATGCGAGCGGATGGAAACCCAGAATACAGCTCAAACTAACGGATGTGCCAACACTACTCGATACATTTGAAGTTCGTGAGATTGCCTTTGCCTGGGGCGGGGTAACCCGTGTGTTCTATAACAATTATTTAGAGGTGCTGGGTGATGAAAACCTGCGTACCTGGGAGTGGTCGAACGACAAAATCGGGTATAATTTTCAGGGCGTTCACCTGCTCTTTGACCTGAGTTCGCCGTACCTGCAGCGTAAGTCACCACAAGCGGCTGCCGGCAACGATTGGATTGACGTAAAAAACGCCATTTTGAAGCAAAGCGTGGAGGTGACCTTCTACCCGTTGTACAGCCTGGACCAAACCGTAAGCGTGGTAATCGCTCCCCAGGAAGATCGAAACGTGCCGGTTCTCTCGATCAGCCGGGCGATGGGCTACCCCCGGGCAAACCTAAAATTTCAAACGCAAGAGCAGCTGCCCGAATACCCGGTGTGGCTACGCAATACCAGATACAAAGGATAATTATGGAGGAGCAAACCTATCAAATTTTTGACGGTGATGACCGCGAATTTTCTACCGTCCTAACCAGCAACGCCAACATCCGGCGGGTGTGCGAAATACTAACGCAGTGCTCGTTTAAATCCCACGCCGAACGGGTTCACTACGCCGAGCTGGGAGATATCCCCCCCGAGCAAGAGGAAGATGGCACCCTGGTGTATGACTTTACAAACGTGTACACCAGCAAGGCGATTGCCTGCGCGGCTATCGCGGAGCAGCTTTTTTTTGATGCGCCGCCGCTTTTGCACCGCCCCACTGGTTCGACTCCTGTGCCCGGGCCTTCCGAGCTATACGATGCACTGATTCGAAGCGAGGTGTGGAGGGCCTTCGAAGACTGGCTGGGAAAGTTCGGGGAGAATCCCTTCGAGGTGACCGCATTATTGAACACACTCGCAGCAAACCCCTCGCTGACGACTATTATTCAACGAATGAGCGATCTTCAGACAGCGGGTTCGACAAACACGGATACCGGCGAGACACCAAGCTCTGGCTCCGCGGACTTTTCCGCGAAGACGGACGCTGGCAGGAATTAATTTTAATGGTAAGCGGGGGCGATCCCCGGACCTACCGGGTGCTGAATGAGCAGTGCA